GCGTCCTATCTTACGAGCAATTAAGAAAGCAACTTGTTTCTTCAATGCTTCCGTTGGCTTCTTAAATTTACCGCTTTCCTTGTCGCGTAACTTGATAGGCTTTATTCGCATCCAGTCTAAAATTGCGCTCACAGGTGGCGGTGTCGCTCCTGGTCTCCTTCCGTTTTCACGCGCCAAGAAATACTTCGACGCTTTACCCTTTGCATAGATTGAAATATCAATCGACTTTCCCTTAATCTTCAATCGATAAGCCAACGACTTTTCGAGCGTTCCACTTGCTACCGCGTTCGTGTAGTTCTTGCCGACCTTTCGCTTCATACGATAGTCGGATTGCATCAATTCGACAAAGCGTTTAGCCATGTCATTCACGACAGCGAAGAAGTTGGGTGCGCTCTGTTCGTTAGCCATTGTCCTTTTCGCTTTCCTCTTTTATCTTGTTGAAGAATTGGATCAATGGCAAGCCGAATTTCACAGGCATCTCTTGAATGAAAGCGTCAAGTTGCTTCAAATGTTCCTCTGTTAAGTTCATATTTAGAAAGATAAAATTGTTACTCCTATCGCGTTAGCTACGCACGTCTCAACGTGTTTGTTGTCCTCACCCCACGCTGCAAATTCTTCTTCGGTCAAAGTGTAGTTACCATTCGTTAAAACAGCACCTTCTTCGCTCTTTAATTCGTAGTAGGTAGTGCAAGTTGTTGCAGTTGTTTCGAAGTTCAGAATGAGTACGCTCATCTCTGTTGCCGTTCCCTGATTCAGAGGGAATACTATTGGTTGAATTTTAGCCATTGTTATAATTTTATAGTGATGTTATTGTTTCCCATGCTGCTGCTCCTCTTACACAAAGTTTACCCAAGTCGGTATCGTAAACAATAAGACCGCTTGCAGGTGTAGCAATAGCGTTCTTTTGTGCTGTGGTCATGCGTGGAGGAAGGAAGCCTTGCGTTGTTGAGTTAACATTTAATTTAGCAGATGCAATATCTGTTTGTGTGCCTGTTGAAAGAAGTAAGTTACCTGTGCTAAATAAAGTACCAAGAACAGCAACCGAGTTGTTATAAAATGTTAAGTTGGTTCCAGCAATTGCTATGTTAGCTGTCCAAACTGAACCACATTGAACATTTCTGCTAAACCAAGCATCTCGAAATCTTGTTGCAGAGACTCCTATGTCATAAGTTGCGCCTGTTTGAACAAGTATATTTTGAGTTGTAGTTGCCCCCTGCACCCTCGCCGTTCCATTCACATCTAACTTGTACCCTGCGTCTGTTGTTGTGCCGATGCCGATGTTTCCGTTAGATGCTTTGATTTGTAATCTTACTTGTGTATTTGTGCCGTCAAAAGTTATGTATTGTTGGTCAGCCGTTCCGCTATACATTCCTTTGTTGTTAAAATAAGCACCTCCAGCCCAACGAATTAAAGCCGTTGAGTTGTTAAAATAAAGACCGTCTCCTGCTGTTCCTGTTGTGTCAATACGTATTCCTGTAGTTCCTGCTGAATTAACGTGCAAAGGTCTATCAGGCGAAGCCGTACCAATACCCAACCTACTATTCGTATTGTCCCAAAATAGATTCGCTGATTCTTGCAATACATTTCCCGTCCCTTCAAATAATACGCGACCTACAGCACCGCTTGTTATTGGCGTAGTGCCTACCGTTAAGCCTGTTGCTATCGTGAATGTTCTGTTGGCGCTTAAGTCTTGCGTAGTGCCGTTAATGGTCAGCGTTCGCGTTGTTGGAACTGGAGTGTAGCCAAGTGCCGTTTCAACCGTCTTATTCTTCCAAAGACTTGTTGAACTTTCGTAAGTCAAAACCTCGTTGTTTGCAGGTGAAGTGATGTACACGTTGTGCAGTTCATCTAACTCCCAACCGTTCATTATCTTCACATAAATCTTTCCGTTGTTAGCGTGAGCGTATTCAACGTATCCGATAACCACAATATGTCCTGTTGCGCCTGTTGGTTTGATATTCGTAAGCGCTCCTGCCGTTGTTGGTGAAAGGTAAAGCACATCTCCATCTGCCCACGTTTCACCTTGCAGACTTCCTGTTGTGTTAATGCTTTCAAGTTGCCCTACCGTCTGAATAAAGCCTTCTTGGTTTGTCGCTATTGTTTCGCAAACTATACCTATTGTATCGGCTGAGTTGTTATCGTTATTCGCTTGTGCAAATGCCACCGCTAACCTTTGCCCTTGCGCTCCGCTAACTCTAACCGCTTGATAAGCTGCCTTCGTAAGCGTTGTGTTTGGAGTTACTTTGTTAACCACTCTTGCAACAAGGTCAACACCGTTTTTCAAAGAAACGCTACCGCCTTTTAAAAGTGTTTCGCTGCTTCCTATTGTGTTGTTCCATTGCGTTGCACCTACAACGTAACCTGCTCCCGAAGGACTAACGTTTAACGCTATGTGGTCGGCGGTTAGGTTGTGCGTTCCCAAATCAACGTCTTGCGTCGCACCCGTGTAAGGAACAAAGCCGCTCACGTCTGGTATCGTTGGCTTGTTATCTAAATCGTTGTAGTCATTCGAGAAACCTACCGCGCTGATGCTTGTGATGTCAGCCTTCAAAAGAATTTCTTCTTGAAGATCGTCGATTGCGCTTTCAATATCAATTATCGTTTGACACGTTCCAATTGTAGCACACGTTAAACCTACTTCGTCGGTCAAAAGATACCAACCGCGCACCCCTTCCTCATTCGTTCCGTAGTAATAGTTCGGTGCTGGTGTTGCTTCGTCGTTCACAAGACTAACGTTGCCGTTTTCGTCGCGTGTAATCGAATCAATGAAGGTCAAGATTGAACCTGTCCCACCGCTTCCGCTTTCAAACATATCGTTCCACTCCGCAGGGATAGAACAAGCATCCCAATAGTAAGGAACGAGCAGTTCTAAACTAACCGTCCAACCTGTAAGCGTGTTGTGAAATTCTTCAAGGAATGGTTCAAGACTTACATTTTGTACCGTGATTAAGTCACCAAACAAAACGCGGTGGTTCGTAATCTCAGCAACTAAATCTTCTGCTATTCGTTGAAGGTCTGAAAGAACCTCACGTTGAAATTCAACCTTGTCGTCTTTGTCTCTCGGAAGATCCGCAAGGACAATTTGAAAACTAAACGTTTTAGTACCTTTCGCGTAAGTAACGTTCGAAGGCACGACGTGCATAAATGGATATTCGGTAAACTTCTCAAGGTCTGCCGTGTCAATCTGACCATGTGAAAAGGTCTTGAGTATAAAGTGTCCAGAAGCAAATGCTTTGAACCTATCTATAAGCGCGTTGTAACTTTGTACGTTCGACATAGTTGTAATCAATTAAGTAAGTCATAAATGTAAATATCTCCCAAGCACTTTTTTCCGTAATTGCGTCCAACTTTGTTATATCGCGCCCGCAGGCTTCCATAAAAAGGTGATACCAACCGTACCTTCCGAGTACTTGATTCAGTCCTTCTCGGTCGTCAACTCCTGCATCTCCTTCGTCAACTTCTGAACTTCCGTCTCTAAATAATCGAGCGAAGTGTTGTTTAGTTCGTTGAGCAAAGTCGAAAAAAAAAGCATCGCACCGTTGAATTGTTCAAGTGTCATTTGTTCAACATACGATTCAACGAGTTCACGATTTGCTTTGCTGTGTGGAACAATGGTGTACTTCGAACCAACGCGTTTGTCTATTGGTCTGTAAAGCGTTCCCATTATCTTGACCATGTTCGCGTTCACGTCCGAAGCCCACGTTGAAATGTCCGCGTATTCACCCATTGAGATTGAATACAAGTCGGGAATAAAACCGAAGTCCTTGTCTTTGATCGTGATTGTCTCAAAGAACTTCGCGCTTTCATTCAACAATGTTCCTTCAAAAGCGCCAAGTAGGGTCGGCAAATGTTGGAAGGGAATTTGTTCCGCCTGTTCTTTGCTTAAGTTAGATATTGACGCAAGGCGCTCAATGTCATTCTTCGCTGCGTGGAAGTCAACGTATTGTTTGACTGTTACACTTGCGTAGTCAGCTGGTATGCTTACTTTTATGCTCATTGTTTTATTGTTTAAGAACCACAATAAAGACAACCTTCCTCGTCGTCGTCGATAGTGTTTGCCTCGTTGTAAATTCTGATTGCTTCCATTTCAATCTGTTCTTTCGTCCACGTTGGATTGAAGGCGGTTATCTGTGATTTCAAAAAGTTTAATTTGTTGTCGCTCATTTGTTTGTTGTTTATTTCTTTTGCTTTGTTCAATATAGCGTTCCACTCCCACTTGTCTTTTGGTGTGTTCCATAGTTCTTGAAACATCCAGTCTAACGCATTCATACAACTAAATCTTCAACGTTGATTTGATGCTGTTGTAGTAAGTCGCGAATGTATTCGAAGACTTCTTCGATACCTTCTTGGTACGCGGCTTCTTGTCGCTCATTGTATTTCGTGAACTTGCGGTAGCCGTTCATATCGAGTTCCCACAGAGCCATCGCCATATCGAGAGCCTTTGTGATTCTGTTGAACTCAAAACGATCGTCGCCGTCGCTTAGGTCAAATGTCAATGTTGCGGTACTCATTCGGTAATTTGTCGAATTGGTTGTTATAATTTGTCATTGATTATTATTTGAATGGGTGCATCGTTCACACCTGCTAATTCAGTTCGTTCAACGTACCCTCGTTTTTTTCCGCGCGTCTTCAAATAGAAAATTGTCGCGCTTGTGTTGGGCGCATCTTGAATGCGAATTACTTCACCGTCTGGTGTTGATACCTCGCGGTGCGCTCCCTTAATCAATTCGAACAACTGACTTTCTGCGAAATCAACAGCAAGGTCAGATAACGATTCAACCTTTGACTTGTAGTCTTCGTCGTTGTTCATCCACAAGTAGTGAGTGGTTCTATCTATTCCGACAATCTCACACGCTGACGTCACCACACCCAAAGTACTTTCCAATGCCTTTAGCATAGCGTTCTTTTTTAGTGTAGAGTTTTGTTGATTCGTTTCTTTACTCATAATGCTATTGTTAACTGACGTTTTCTTTTTTCAATGAACAGGTTGTTTTGAAAGAAGTCGTAGCGCATCAACTTTTTAATGTATGCGTTTGCGTCTTTGTTTAACTTGTCGTCGTTGTACCAATTGCTAATCAATTTCAGCATATTTGGAATTTCGTTTGCTATTGCAGTATCAAAAGCAAGATATTTCTTTCTTGCTAAAAAGGTGTAGTTCTGAAGCTTCAACGTGTAGTAATGGTCAACATCAAAAGGCTTTGAATACTTGCGTAGTTCTTTCTTATTGATAACCACCAGTTGCTTTCTTTTCTCCTTGCAGATATTTACACCGCCACCACCTAAAGCAATGTTCAAGACGTTTGGTTGCATAACAAAATCTTTGTTTACAATCTCACGTTCTTTCTCCAACGCTTCTTCTCTGGTCTTATGGTAGGAAATAATTTCTTTCTCAAATGAATCTTTACCGAGTTCAGACATAAGTCTTCGAAGGTTTACACCCGATCCCATATAACCGTCGTTAAGATTTGACGTGCTGTGAATACCGATGTAGATATTATCGGAATCCTTTTGCTTTATCTTGTAGATGTAGTGTTGCATCATAATATAAATATAAAACTTACCCTCGTTTACTTTTCGAAGGTAAAAATTAAGTCAGTTTGCCCTTGAAGTGGTTAATAACTTGCTCCATTTTCGAGTCGTAGTATTTCGAGAATGTGTTGAACCCTTCGTTGTCCAACTCGAAGCAACGAAACATAACACCTCGTAGACGTTGTGAGGGCTTCTTAAGCGTATCTTCTAACTCTGACTTAAGGCTTTCTACTACTTCCAGTTCTTCGCGCTTAAATGATTCATCTTTGAACGCGAGGTAACCGAATTGATTAGCTATTGTGAATAGTTCACTCGCTTGGTTAGGTGTAAGTTCATTCGTTCCAAAGGTCAACTTTAACGTTTTGTCCTTTCGCGTAGTAACGGCTTCGAGTTGGGCGGGGATAAGTATCATTT